TAGTGCCTTACTTTCCTTATTGGAGAAGAGGCAGACCATTTGGTATGGTAAGAAACTTAATATCTCCACAAGAACAACTTAACAAAATAAGTTCACAAGAATTACATATCGTAAATACTACAGCTAACAGTGGTTGGGTTGTAGAAACAGGGTCATTAAATGGTATGACTGCTGACGATTTAGAAGAACACGGTGCGGAAACTGGTTTAGTATTAGAGTACAATCGCGGATCCTCCCCCCCTGCGAAGATACCACCGAATCAGATTCCCACCGGCCTAGACAGAATAAGTCAAAAAGCTGCCGCTAATATTAAACAGATTAGCGGTATCAGTGACGCGATGTTAGGTACAGATTCACCCGAAGTTTCTGGTATTGCAATACAAGCAAAACAAAACAGAGGGGCACTTATGATTCAAGTGCCACTAGATAATTTACAAAAAACTAGACAATATTTAGCAGAGCACATATTAAAAGTAGTTCAACAATACTATACAGAAGAAAGGATTGTACAAATCACCGATGAGAGTGACCCTTTCAAACAGAGCCAACCTATGGTTGTAAACCAAGTAACTCCTGAGGGAGAGATAATAAATGATTTAACTTTAGGTGAGTATGATGTTGTTGTAGGTACTATGCCAACTAGAGATAACTTCGATGAAGTTCAGTTTGCTGAAGCAATACAATTAAGACAGGTTGGTGTACCGATTCCAGATGACTTAATTGTTGATTATTCACACATGGCTAAAAAAGCAGAGATTGCACAACGCATACGTATAATGCAGGGTATGGAACCACCATCTGAGGAAGAAGCAGAACTAGCTTCGTTCCAAGCACAAGCACAAGTACAGAAAATACAATTAGAACTAGCTAAGATGGAAGCCGAAGTACAGAATTTACAGTCACAAGCTCAACTAAATGCTGCGAAAGCGCAAGAGTCAGCGGCTGATCCACAGATAAAAATTGCTGAGTTGCAAAGTAAAATGCAGATGAAGCAACAAGAACTTACCTTACGTCAAGAGCTATCCGCCCTAACAAATGACATGAGGAAAGGACAAAGTGAAACCCAAGCGGCAGCAAAAATTGCCACCGCAGCTATGAAACCATCAGGAGGTAACTAATGGCTAAAGATAAAAGTACAGATGAATTAGTATTCGACGGCATGCCGGGTGCTGATGCAAAAACTGAAGAGGATGTAAAACCTTTTCAAGTAGATATGAACTTTGAAACCACGGAGGAAGAGGTTGAAGAAACAGAAACAGAAGAAGAAACAACAGAAGAAGAGCCTGTTGCAGAAGAAACAACAGAAGAAGTTGCAGAGGAACAAGTCGAAGAACCTGTTGCAGAAGAAACAGAAAGTGAGTCAGAAGAAACAGAACAAGAGAGCGTTCCGGGAAATGATGAGCAACCTGTGGAAGCAGTGGAGGAGGGATCAGAGGAACCTGAGGTAGAAGAAGTTGCAGAAGTTGCAGAAGCAGAAGAGCCAAAAGCTCCTATGGTGCCTAAATCACGTCTTGATGAAGTTCTTGCAAAGAACAAAGAGATGCAAAAAAGACTACAAGACATAGAGGGTGAAAAAACAGACGCACCAGAGGTTCCAGAGTACGATTTTGTAGGTAAAGAAAAAGAATACCAAGAACTTGTACTAGATGGTGAGACTGAAAAAGCCGCTGTTCTTAGAAATGAGATAAGAAAAGCAGAAAGAACTCAGTTAATGAGCGAAATGCAGAGTCAAATGGGTCAAACTGTCCAACAAGACAGAGAACAACATGAGTTAGCTAAAAAAGCTTCAGAAATAATGGAAGTTTTTCCTGTTTTTGATGAAAAAAGTAAGGCATATGATGAAAAACTGACTCAAGAGGTCATGGAACTGCGTGATGCTTTTATATATCAAGGATATGGTGCTGCAGACTCGTTAGCAAAAGCCACTGAAGTTACTTTACTAACTAAAAAACCAGAACTTTTACAGACTTCTGATGAACCAAAAACAGATCCTGCACCTACACTAACAAAAGCAGTGCAAGAAAAGAAACAAAAGGCTACTGTGCAGAAAAAAGTAGAAGCTTCACAAGCACAGCCACCTGAAATGAAAGGTGATTCTAGTAAAAATAAGAAAATAGTAGATATAAATGTGTTGTCTGATGATGAATTTGGTGCACTACCAGAAGAAACTTTACGCAGAATGCGTGGTGACTTTGACTAAATAGTAGTATAGTATTAAAGAATTCGTTGGTTGGAACGATATCCAACAACTGGTCGTTCAGTATAAAAACCGTTTTTTCGTCTACAACGACGTTAACTGTTCGAGGTCGTGCTCGTTAAATTAACGATATCGTATCCCAACGATAAAGGGTATACGGGATATCGCCCCAAATAGCGATTGGTTATTTTATTAATTTTTTATTTGGAGGCCTAATGGCTAATACAAATTTCAGCGCGTTGACCAGTGAACAGCTTACTATCTGGTCTCGTGATTTTTGGCGAGTAGCTCGAAACATGTCCTTCATTAACCAATTTGCGGGTAGTGGCCCCAACGCCATGGTTCAGAGAATAAATGAACTTACTCAATCAGAAAAAGGAGCTAGAGCTGTATTAACACTCTTAGCTGACATGACTGGTGATGGTGTCGTTGGTGACAATACTCTTGAAGGTAATGAAGAAGCATTAAGAGCATTCGACATAGTTGTACAATTAGATCAATTAAGATTTGCGAACAGACTTTCTGGTCGTTTAGCGGATCAAAAATCTGTTGTCAACTTCCGTGAGCACTCAAGAGACGCACTTGCATACGCAATGGCAGATAGAATGGACCAAGTTGCATTCTTAACCTTGGCTGGTATTAACTACAACAGAAAGAACAACAACATCGGTGGTTCTGCTGCGACTAGACCAGTATTAGGTTCAGGTTCTAACTTGTCTGATCTTGCCTTTGGTGGTGATGTAACTGCTCCTACTTCTAACAGACACAGAAGAGTCGACGCAACTAGTGGTTTAGTTGCTGGTGATACTTCTGCTTTAGCTGCTACTGACAAGATGACTTACAGTACTATTGTTGAGTTAAAAGCTTTTGCTAAAGACCAATACATTAGAGGTATGAGAGGAAATGGTAATGAAGAGATGTATCATCTTTTTGTTACTCCACAAGTAATGGCTGATCTGAAACTAGATTCTGACTTCTTATCAAACGTAAGAAGCGCTGGTATCAGAGGACCAAACAACGAACTATTTGCTGGATCTTCTAGCTTAATGGTTGACGGCGTTATGGTTCACGAATTCAGACACGTACCAAACACTTCTCAAGGTACCTCAGGTACTCAGAAAGGTGGATCTGGTAGTGATGTTGACTTCGCTGCTAACCTATTCTGTGGAGCTCAAGCTCTTGCTATGGCAGATATCGGTTTACCTGAAATAGTTGAAGACACTTTCGACTATGGAAACCAAAACGGTATTTCTATCGGTAAGATCATGGGTCTTAAAAAACCAGTCTACAACTCTGACATTTCTGGTCAGAATGAAGACTTTGGTGTAATCAGAGTAGATTGCGCATTTTAATTAAGATTGGGGTGGTCTTCGGACCACCTCTTTCTACTAAACAGGAGTTTTAAATGGAAAAAAAGACTATGAAAGTTATATCAGAAACCGACTTATATGTATCACTAACAACTGGTGATGCTGTTCGTTTATATGCAGGAGAAGCAAGAGAATTCCCAGAGTATATTGGATATGCTTGTTTACAAGCTGGGGCTAAAGAAGTAAGAGAAGAGCCCAAAGCTAAAACAATGGAAGATGTTATAGAAGAAACTATAGAAAAACCAAAGGCAAAAGCTAAAACAACTAAGAAAAAGTAGATGGCCGGTACGTTACAAGCACAGCATATTTTATCCAGGGTACGTAATATACTTCAGGATAATACTGGTGTGCGTTGGACTGATGGCGAGATGTTTGATTATTTAAGCGATGCACAAAGAGAAATTGCAAACTTACGACCGGATGCTACTGCTGTACACAGTAATGTGCAGCTAGCCACGGGTACTGAACAAAGCATACCCACAGATGGATTAAGACTGATAAAAGTAGTAAGAAATATGTCTGGTACTGCTACAGACGCAACAGGCGCTAGAGCGATTAGGTATGTAGATATTGAAACACTCAATATTAGTGACCCAAATTGGCATGACCCTACAGTCTCTGGAGATGCGGCCCATGGCACTCAAGTAGAACATTACATGTTTGAACTTAGAGATCCACGTAAGTTTTATGTATACCCCGGAGTTGCTGGTAATGCTTATGTAGAAATAGTGTATTCTAAAAACCCTACTAGTATTGGAGCTAACACTGATTTAATACAAGTAGATGATATTTTTGCAAACGCACTTATAAATTTTGTTCTTTACAGGGCATATTTAAAAGATTCTGAGTTTGCAGGTAATCAACAACGCGCTGGAACTCATTTTCAGTTATTTTCACAAAGTATTGCTGCTGGGTTACAATCAACTGATATTAATACTCCACAACAGGAGGCAATAAGTGGCTAGTTTTGATTCTTTAGTAAAAGAGATATTACCTTACGTACCCGGTTGTCCAGATAGCCTTATAAAAACACATTTAAGGGCTGCTACTATAGAGCTTTGTGAAAAAAGTAAAGCTTTTACTCATGACCTAGACCCGATAACTACAATATCAGGAGTTTATGAGTATGAGTTTGACCAACCAGCCGGAACTGATGTACATCAAATATTATGGGCTACTTATGATGGTAATGATTTAGACCCTATAAGTCCAAGAAGTTTAGAGCTAAATTACCCTGATTGGAGAAACAAATCAGGAATACCAACTGTGTATTTACAAAAAACACCGGATACTTTTTGGTTAGTACCAGTGCCTAATGCAAAAAATGTAAATGGTTTATTATTGAGTGTAGCCTTAAAGCCAACCAGAACTAGCAATAGTATAGATACTAATTTTAGTAATGATTATAGGGACGGGATTATTTATGGCACCATATTTAGATTACTTAGAATCCCACAGAAAGCATGGACTGATTCCATAGCTGCTTCTGACTACTTTAATTTGTTTCAGGCTGAGATATCTGATGCAGAATTACGTGGTAGAGGAGGTAATATTGGTGTGAAAAGAACAGTTAAATACAAAAGTGCAGGTTTATCCCCAAGGAAGAGGTATGGACGATATGGCAAAGAGTTGGACTATTAATGGTAAGGTCTTTGAATACATTCCATTAGAGGATGTTAAAGTTGCTTACAATACAATAGAACCGGATCTTAGAAAAGTAGCTCAAAAGTCATACGCCGATTGGATACCAGCTGATGTATATGCAGCATTGCGAAAGGGCAGTTCTGAGTTATACATGGTATATGAGGATAAATATTATGCGGGCTTTGTTATAGTATCGATTTTAGATGATGCTGGAGGAGAAAAAACACTACATATTTGGGTTGCTTATAGTAGGCCTGGATATAATATAATAGGCGCAGGTGTAGAGTTTTTAGAAGGTCTAATACAAAACACCAGCATAACAGGAATGGAGTTCCATTCCGACCGTTCTGGATGGAGTAGAGCGGCTAAAAAGCACGGATTTAAAGCAGTAACAACAGTTTATAGAAAGGAAGTTTAATGGGTAGTAAACCAAAAGCGCAAGAGTACGCACCGAGCGAAACTGAAAAAACTCAAGCGGCTATAGCTGCAGAGGAACAAAGGTATTTTGAAAACACTTATCAACCTTTGTTTATAAAACAAATGCAAAGGGCTGCTGAACAAAAACTCGCACCTACTTTTCGTGGTAGAGCGCAAGCTGATACCATGCAAGCTCTTACCGGTTTAGGACCAAAGCTTGGTGTAGTAAGTGGAGTATCGGATGCTGCAGATAGAGCTATGGGGGCTGTGAGTAATATTGCTCGTAGTACTACTCAAGCAGCAAAAGCTTCTCAAGGCGACCAAATGAATGCTTTATCACAAAGTTTAGGTCTTGGTTCTGCTGCTTCAAGTGGTTTAGCCACCGCAAGTAGACAAGCTGCTTCTAGAGGATTAGCTGAAGCTCAAGCTCAACAACAAGTAAGAATGGCAAGAAACAATGCTATGTTCCAAGCAGCAAAAGCAGGTTTGAGTATGGGTTTAGGTAATATAGCGTCTGGGGGTAGTTTCTTTAAAGGGCAAACTACTGCTATAAATCCAGAGACAGGTAAGTTAGGTACAGCACCTACTGGATTTTTTGGTATAAAACCTGATATGACTAACTTTAAACCTTTCGAGTATTAATTATGATGTTTTTTCCTAATATTGGTAAAGCAATTTCACAGAGTATTGCTGGGATTAGTGGGCTTAGTGGAGTTAATTTAGCTTCTTTGCCTACTCCTAACTATGGGGGCGGTTTTACTATGCCTACTACTGCAGTACCTACTGCAAATAATAGAAATAGCACTAATATAGGTACTTTTAATTACAGGCCCGGAACTTATAATGCTGATAACTTACCTCAAGTCACCGACCCAGATAAAACATTTGCAGATGTTTCAAAAAGACAAAAAGAGTTTGTCATTGGGGCTGTACGACCTTTTGAAAGAGAACTCTTAAATAGATTAGATAGCACAGAACTAGTAGATCAAATTCCCCAAGATGTAGAACAACAACAAGAGATTGCCGCAGGCGTTGCTAGAAGAGATAGAGAAAGATTTGGGTTTGAGCGGTCTCAAGCTTTAGCAAATGAACAAGCAAGAGCAGTACAGAGAGGGGGTGCTTTAAATTTAGCTGGGGGTTTAAATAATGCAAGACTGGAACAGGATGCGATAAATCGTCAACAACTAAACCAGTTAGTAGATTTTGCAGGCGGCATAAATAGATCTAATCTTTCTAGTTTAGGTAATGCTGCTAATTTAAAAACTCAGAGAGATAATGCCTATACAGCTGCAAGAGCACAATCGAAAGCGCAGCGTTATGGATTTATCGGCTCATTATTTGGAATGATTTAAGATGGCAAAAACATTAATTGAAGCATTAAAAGAAGGGCGTTATAGAAACGCATCAGACGCTATAGTTGGGGCAGAGTTTAATCGTCAAGTAGATGAAGAAACTAGAAATGCCGCTGCAGATAGAATGAAGAATTTTCAATTTGATGTCAGAAGTAGGGGGCAACAGTTTATAGAAAATGGTACAGCTTCAAATAAATTAAAAGACTATGTTTTAGGAAAAAATGAGTTTCTTGATACAGAGATTCTCTCAGAATTACAAACTTTAGATAATAGTTTTGATGTAGTAGCAGGTTTAAACGATACTCTGTTTCCTGCAGGGGCTAGTGGTAATAACCAAGTTGCTTTAGCAGGCTTTGGCTATGACAACCTTAAGAAAACAGTCGGTCTAGATTTGATGTCTAGAACTTCTGATGGGGTAAAACAGGTACCAGTTACCGAAGGTGGCAAACCATACGCTTTAGGGGGCACTATACAAGAAATTGGTACCCCACAATTTGATAGTGCTTTAAGAACCTACCAGACTAATTTAGTGGGGGGCGTTGGAGATTCTTCTTTTACTTTTGCCAATACTGGGGCAGGCCGAAGAAACCAAAGGTCTCCACTAGTAAATAAAATTCTTTCAAATATTAACTACGAACCTACGGAAGTAGAGTTAGAAGAACTGAAAAAAGACCCATATGTACTAAAACTTTTTGAGGATCAAGAGTTGGGCGACGGTTCTCAATTAGGAGGGCCGGGAACTTTTAACCCTGAAGGTCAAGCTAGTGGTAAGAACAGGAGAGTCATTGAAGGCACGTTAAGGGGGACTTTACAAGAGCAAGCAGACCAATTAGTAGGCATAGGTATTGATACAAAACCCATGTCAGAAGAAGATATAAAATCTGGAGATATTAGGTATTTAGATGATACTGAAGTTGAAGATCTGTTGCCAGGTGTTATTGGTAGTAGATACAAATCTTCTAGAGACCAAGTTAAAAATCTTTTAGCACAATTTAGTGATGATGGGACAAAAGAGGGTATAAAAAGGGGTAATAGAGTCATAAGATATCAAATAGAGCAGTTAGAAGGGGATATGGTAGCTGCAACTAATTATGCAAAAGGTGAAAAATTAAATACTATTAAAGATGTTAAAGCCGGGATAAAAAAAGGAGAACTACTTTTAAGAGATAAAAGGTTATCAGATACACAACGACAAGAGATAGAAGATAAGATAGCAAAAGATAAACAATTGCTTTCCACAACAAGCGAGGATGTGGCTAAATCTAAGAATAAAGAAATACCTGAAACAGATTTAACTACTATAATTAGAAATGCTCAGGAAAGAAGTCGAGTAGAAGGAGTAGCTGATTTTTCTGGTTTTGATAAACAGGCTAGAGCTAATATATATTTTGCTACAATAAATAGAGTGGCTCCAGATATGTTAGATAATCCTAACTTTTGGGCTTCTATGAATTCTTTATTATCAACTGGTATGATGCCTACTGAGTTAGACCTCTATAAAGCTCAATTAAATAAAAAGGCAAGCGAGAAAGACCAGTTCGGTACTGTTCAACAATTTTTAGATAATTCTATTTTTAGGGACTCCCAAAAGTATTTTTCTAATTCAGCACTGCTTAGTGCAAATGCTTCTGAAAATTTAATTCAAGATCCAGAGTTTTATCAAAAATTTAATTTATATGTTTCCTATCTTGGTACAGACGCTAACACTATAGATAAAATAGAAGCAGCAGATGATGTACTTCAAGATGCTTATACTACATTTCTTAAAGGGAAAGCCGTCGATGGTATTGGAGGTACGTTAGCTCAAATATGGAGAGGCTCTCCTACTACAGGGCCTTTAGATCCTAAAACTGCAAGAATTTTAATGAAAGTTAGAGATAAAAACGGCGATGTAGTAATTATAAAAAATGACCAAACGGGTTTAGCCTTAAAAAGACAAATATTATCAGGTGAAGCTAGCGTAGAGGGTATAGAGTTAGTAAATGCTCGTGGCTCTCAAAAAGGTGCAACTATAACTCAAGTTGATATTTCCCAGCTCGGTGAAATGGCGCTTCTTAGTTTAATACCTTCTGCTATGGTCACCGGAAGCCGATTAGGTAATTAATAATGTCCATAACCGATTTCTTTATTTCGGAAGCAAAAAACCGAGAAACTACCGCCTCTGCAAGTCCAATTCTAAAGGAAAAAATAGCCCCTACTGTCCGTAATCCACAAATGGCTCCAACTACCATTGGAGAAGTTTTTTCTGCTGGTTTTGACGTAGGAGTAGACCAATTAGAAGGAGACCTTAATAGAGTAAAGGCAATAGGTAATTTATTTATTGGCAATGAAGAAGCGGCTAAAAGAAATCTGCAAAGAGCTGAGTTTGATGACCAAGAGGCAGGGAGAGTTTTAGAAGGTTTTAGAGATTTTGAATCATTTCTAGAAGAACCTACTTTAGAAGGTTTTACTCAACAAGTTTTTAAAAGTATTGGACAGTTTGCTCCTTTAGCAATCACCTCTGTTGCCTCTGGTTTTACTGGAGCTGCTGCAGGTATAGTTGGTAGAGGTGCCCTTACTAGTGCCTCAAGAGCTGCTACGAGAGAGCTTTTTACAGGAGCATTAAAAAAGAAAAGTTTACAGCAAACTCTAACCCCAGAAGAAAACATAATTTTAAATGGTGCCTATAATGTAGGTAAATTTGCAAAAGGTGGTGCTTTAGTTGGTGCTTTTTCACAAGAACAATTAATAGGTTCTTCGCAGGCTCTTGCAGAGTTTCAAGACTCAGGTAGAGAGATAACTGTAGATGAAGCAGCTTCGGCTACTTTGTTAGGAGTACCTCAAGCAGTGTTAGGTACTTTATCAGAAGCAGTATTTGCAACTTCGTTATTTAGATTAGCTTATCGAAAATCACCTTTAGGTATGGCTCAACAAAAACAAAAGTTGGGTAAAAAATTAGATTCTCAAGAACAAAAATTGCTAGACATAGCTGATAAGAGGGCTAGGGGCCAGTTTTTAACTAAAGCCGAAGATGATTTATATAGGGCAGCTATAAATCCGGGAAGCTATTTTGGTAATTTAATGAAAGATGTAGCGAATGCTACAGCCGCTTCTGCTACGGCCGAAGGTATTACAGAACTAGGCCAAGAAGAAATTTTAATCCAACAAAGAAAATCTATAGACCCTAATTATTCTAATGAAGAAGCTAATCTACGTAGAGCCGAATCGGCTTTTGCTGGTTTCTTTGCTGGTGGTGCAAGAGCAGCAGTATCTGCTCCTGTTTCTAGTATCTTCAATACTGCAAGGAAACAACTACAAGAGAATCGCGATAATCGTGAGTATGCAAAGTTAAGAGAAGAACAATATGGGCCGGTATCAGGTATGCCTATACCAGAAACTAAAAAACAATTAGAGGCACAAATACAACAATTTAAAGAGGGTAAGAAAGACGCTATCTACGTATCAGAGGGTATGGAGTTTTCTAAAGATATGTTAAAAGAAGCGGGTATAACAGACGCTGACTCTATAACAGTTCCGGGTATTGGTACATTTATTACTAACAATCCAGATAAGTTTTCTAAACTATTAATTGCTCAAGCAGAAAATAACCTCCTTAATAATGCGTTTTTAGCAGACTTTTTAGGTTATTCAAATGTCGGTACAGCTACAGATGATCTTGTAGTTATTGTAATAGACCCTAGTACTGGAGAGGTTATTGAACAACAAACTACTGATACAGAGGGGCAAGAACTTGCAATTCGTAACTTTAGGGAAAGATATGGCGAAGATGTAATTATCGAAACAGAAATACTAGATGATGCTGTAAAGAATAAAAAAAGTAAAAATGCTATAGAAGACGTATCAGAAGAAACTGCGCCTAGACCAGAGCAACAACCTACAGAAGAAGCTGCGCCTAGTCCAGATCAACAACCTGCTAAATTTGAAATACCCCCTAACGTAAAAGTTGGAGATCAAATAGATGTATTTGATGCAACTGGTAAACCTTACAAAACTACCGTTACTGCTGTGTCACCAGAGAGTGGAAATGTGAAAGTAATAGATGAGAGTGGTAAAGAAGTTATTATGGGGATGGGGCCTAGCGCTATGCTTGAAAACGTAAATAGCCCAGAGTATACCCTTCAATATCTTATTAACAGAGGAGATGCGGTAGGCCAGATGAGTCCCGCTCTATTGGACGAGCTTGAAGCACGTTTAAAGGAAAAGCAAATAGAGATTAGAAACGATCCGACAACTATGAATAAAGAGGGTTTACTACAACTGATTCAAAGAGATTTAAATGCAATTACATACCAAAAAAGAAGAAATGCCAAAACGTCCGGTATAAACGTAAGACAAGAAGGCGGAACTATAGATGAAGATTTAGATGATGTTGAAAGAGCTCAGTTTACAGCTGAGGGTAGGATAGATGAGTTTGGTCAAGAGCTTGGTATAGAAGAAGCTTTTGATTTATCTACTGCGGAGGGTGGCACTAGTTATATATTAGTGGGGCCAGAGAAAGGTAAACAAAAAGGACAAAAAAACAGGTATGGTAAGGTTATTGGAGACCCCGATACTTTTAATCTTATTGACCCTGAAACTGAAGCTAACTATGGTCCTGAACAACGTGCAAAGTTAAGAGAAAAAAGAAATAAAGTCATTGCAGATATAGAAGGTAAGGATTTTGAAGGTACTCGTACAGTCTTTGGACAAGAATTACCGACAGGTTCAACCATAGATGAAGGTGCTGAGTTAAGACCTGACTTAGCCTTTATTAATCAGTTAGGGGACGGGCCTTTAGATAAATACCTTAAATTTATAGAAAGAAATCCTAATGTAGATATTCAGTTTGAGTTAGGTGCAGATAATAAAGTTCGTCTTAGAATTCAAGCACAACCAGGAGTTGGCAGTGGAGTAGTAGCTACCGAAGAAGAAGCAGTAAAAAAAGCTGTAAGAGCAGCTAGGGTATCAGCTTTTATAGATGATAATAAAACCACAGGTTTTAGTTCTGACACTAAAGATTTTAAATGGTTTTTAGACATTCCAAATGCTAAAAATGAGGATAAGACAAATAACAATACAAACCAAAAACCTATAAATATGAATAAACTGCTACAAGAAGCAGTAAAAATATGGTCTGCCGATGTAGACGCTGGAACAAAAGATAATTTTACTTACAGGCAACAATTAGCTTTAGGTTTTGGGCAAATATATGACACCCTTTCTAAGTTAACAGATAACGAAGGGAACAATATAACTCTTAATTACTTAGATAAAAATACAGGGGAAGTTTTTAATTTAACAGGTATGGCTAGCTCCGATAGAAATGCTTTAAGTCGAGTACCTATATATTTTGATTTTGTTGATAAAAAATATCTCAGCCTTACTGAGTTATCTAAACAAACAAGTGACCCAGATAAAACTATTAGAGAAAGTATTTTAACTTTAGCGGGAAGGATTCTTGCTGTAACTTCTTTTCAAGAAGGAGTACAAGGCAGACCTACATTTGATGATCCTAAGTTAAAAGCGCAGGGTATCGGTACTAAAGCTAAAACTCTAATTGATGTTAATCCAGTAGAAACTCCTTTATATAGAGTAAAAAATCTAAAAACAGATGTTACTGTTACTTTAGGAACGGAGGAAGGGGCTAAAAAAGTGACCATAAAAAATGGCGATATTATAGATGACCCACTTAGAGTAGCTTTACGTGAAACTAATTATGTAGCTGGTCAAGAAGACCCGGTTTTGACTGAAAGATTAAGTAGTGAAGAAGGTTTAAATACTCAAGTAAGAGTTAAGCAAGGTTTTACTAGGTTTGAATATAGCTACAGTGATATTTTAAGAGCCATGATTGGCCCCGAAGCAGCAAAAGAATTTATAGGAAAGTTTAGTCCAAACGAGGGCTACACTTTAAAAAAAGCAGAATTTGAAACCTATTTAGAAAACTTTTTAGGAAGAGAAACACCGCAAGCTGCAGTTATGGAGGGATTTGCTATTGAACCTGAGGAAGCGTTTTTTAACCTAGAAGACTTTGCTACTGAAATTGGAGTATATACAGATAACCCTAGAGATACTGCAGAGGCTCTTAATAATATGCCCGGGGTAGGAGGATCTAATGAGTTTGCTATTGGTCAAATACAAGGGTTTTTAAGGCAGGGACTACCTTTAAACAGAACTACTTTTGAACTTACTGACAACGAGATAGCGTTCCAAAGGAAGGTTACTGATATGGAATTACGTAGACCGGGCCGTGCAGAAGCACCTTTAGATAAAGTTGAAAAACAAAAATTAGCAAATCAAGAAACTAGGAGAGTTGATGTAGAAGGGGGTGTAAGAGTTTCAAACGTCATAGCTCAAATGTTTGACGAAGAAGCTGAAGGTAATTTTGAAGATCGCGTGAGAGAAGGAGAATTTATAAAAGAGCCAACCTTGATAAGAGGGCTGAAAGCCGTAATAAAAAATCTTGGTTTAAATAGGGATACAGTGGTAATTGCTTCTAATGAAACAGATTTAACTATTGGTTTAGAGGGCACTTACACAACACCAAACGCTACCGACGGTAAATCACCAAACCAAATATCTGGTATTGGTGGTATTAATGCTTTTATTCGTAGGCAGCAAGAAGAAGTAGAAAATGATACTAATCCTAATAACTTTGCTCGTATCATACAGTTTGGGGATAAAGATGTAATTATTTTAAAGAGTTACCAAGCAGATGAGTTAAGTGGGGGTAACCCAACTGCTCAAGCTGTAGAAAGAAGAGTCATTGCTTTAGGGCATGAGTTTGGGCACTCTTTTCTATTCCAAGAAATAGAAAGGATTAAAGATACCCCTATATTTAAAAAGCTAGAAGCTGCCTTTAATAAAATTATAGAAGCTGGAGATGCACCAGCTGCTTATTTAGGTAAATATGGCTTTGAAGAGTTTTTTGCGGATCAGTTTGGGTTAGCTTCCGTACAGCGTTTAAATAATTTAAAAGCTACTGATGCTGTATCTAGTTTCTTCCATAGAGTTGTAAAAAGAATGGAAACCTTTTTCAAATCTTTGACTGGAGCTTTAGAAAAACGTTATGGCCGAGGAGTAACTACAGAGTTTAATGACTTTATGCAACAAGTCAGGACAAAATATTTAGATAACGCAACCAATCCAAATAATGGTCCCGGCACCAAGGCAGAGATACAAGTTAGAAATGCTATATTTGAAGTAACAGAAAAAGCAGGTAAATGGTTAGGTGGTAAGAAAACTATTAATAAACTCAATAAAGCTGTCGATCAAGCAATGTCTACTCTTGATAACACTAGTATCGCAGAAAAAGCTTGGTGGGGGCTTAAGTACATTTTCTTACCTGCACACAATTATTTAGTGCAACAACAGAAAAGAACTTCTGATGCTACTTCTAAAAAAGTAATACAGGATTTAGCAGATCAAACTTATATCGCCTCTAAAAAACAAGGTAGGGGTTATGTAAACAGCCACCCGAATGAACGTGCTGAAAAAATAAATGAATTGTTAAGTTTACCTGAGTTAGGTATAGAGGATCCTTTACGTCCTACTGCTACAGAAATGGAACGTTTGGAAACTATATTTTTAGAGGTAGAAAAAAATCCAAGAGATCGTGAGGCTGGTGAATTAGCCACAGCAGTCACAGCTGTAGAAAACTTTTTAAATAAATTTTGGAATGATGTTTTAAGAGAAAACAATATTCCATTTAGAGAAAATTATTTTCCTAGGGCTTTAGATTTAGCTGCGTTAATGGCTGACCCCAATAAACAAAAAGCACTAGCTGACCTTTTAGCTAAAGCGAACCCAGAACAAGCGGCTGAACCAACTTTTGATTTTAATAAAGTAGTTGCGCAGCTGATAACAGGGGAAAGCGACGCTACTTTAGATAATTTTGAGGTAGGAACCGATGAAGCGATTTCTGATATTGCTGTAGGTAGCAATAGAGAACGTTCTCAGTATTTTAAAAATCTTTCTAATGCTGAGTTAAGAGAGATAGGAGTTTTACTTCCTAGTGTTACTAGTATGTTTGAATATATAGACGCTAGTGTTAAGAGGGTGGAGTTCAATAAAAATTATAAATACAAACTTAGTGATATTAGTCCAGAAGCTAAAGCTGTACTTTTAGAAAGAGAAATTGGTTTTAGTGAGAAAGCCACTCTAGAAGGTACACCTAATGGCACTCTAGTTGGTTGGAAAGCTATTGAAGCGCAGTTAGCTGAAATAAAAGACCCTAAAATTAGAAGAGAAGCTAGGAATGTCTTAAAGTCCATGTTGGGTAAATCAGACACTACTATGAGTCCTTTTGCAAGAAGCTTAAACAGTTTCTTCTTAACCTTAAATGTTGTTACTTATTTAACTTTTGCACCATTGGCTTCTTTCCCTGATTTAGCAGGACCAATATTATTTTCTGGTGATTATAGAGCCCTAACACAAGACCTCCCTAAAGTTTTAGGAGACCTTTCTACAAAAGAAGGCAGGAAAAGATTAGAAAAATTATCTTTAGATATTGGAGTGAATAGTGCAAGTGCTCTTCATCAGTTCTATATAAATGCTGCAGAACAAAATTATGTTGGGCCGACTGCTAGAAAAATTCAAGATGTATTCTTTAAGTATACTGGGCTAGAAGCTTTTACCCGTCTTACTAGATATTATGCTGCTGGTATGGCTCAATCATTTTTAATACGTGCCGCAGAAGGAGCAAGAGAAGGGGATAGCATCCTAGCGGAACAATTACGTTCTTTAGGAGTAACTCCCGATCAAGTAGAAGCTTGGCAGAAAGACGGAGGTGATTTTAATTTACACCCAGAAATTAAAAAAGCGCATGCTCAGTTTGTAGACGAATCTATTGTACGACCTAATTCAGCAGAAAGACCAGCTTGGGCTTCTAGTCCTTATTTTGCTTTAATCTGGCAACTTAAATCTTTCTTTTATGCTTATGGTAAAAATATTATGATGGGTTTATACAGAACAGCTAGATTACGTGGTAAAGAGGCTGGCTTAACTGCTATGTCGGCTCCTTTAATTTTAGGGGCAGTGACTTTATTACCTTTGACTATGATAGGATTAGAACTTAGAGAGTTGATAAAGTATTTAGCTGGTGGTGGAGACGCTTCAAAATTAAGAACTAATGATATGGACTGGCCTGAATACTCCTTTGAAATACTAGACAGGTCTGGAGCTTTAGGTCCATTTGGTTTAATGATACCTGCGATAGAAGCGGAAAAATATGGAGATGAGTTTTGGATATCTCCATTAGGCCCAACAGCAGAAAGATTCGAAGATTTAATACAAGGCGATTTTAAGTTAAAAGATTTAACTCCGGTGCTTTCTTCTTTATAATATGAGGTAAATTATGGCTTATTCATCAACAGTAAAATTAGTAGTAGGTGATACTCTACCTGAGTTGAACTTTACTTTAAAAGACAGTAATACCGCAGCTGCTGGTAAAACGCTAGATGCCGATGATAGTACAACATGGGCAGCAGTAAACTTAACTGGTAGCACCGTACGTTTTAGAATACGTGAAGTAGGATCCACTTCTGTAGCAAGTACAATTACAGCTACGATTACGAGTGCTGCAAACGGGCAGGTTACAGTAGCTTTTCCTAACTCTACATGGACAACTGCTGGTACGTTTGAAGGTGAGATAGAACACACAACCAGTGGTGGCGGTGTGCAAACAGTACAAGATTTAATAAAATTCCAAGTGCGTGATGACTTTGATTAATGGCATTACGAGGAATATTATCTCATTCTGAGCTACGCGCTGTTGTAGATACTGACTCGTTAGAGCAGGTTACAGTATTTGCTAACATCAAAGCTCTGACTAATTTCATTAAGTTAAACTATGGTCTAGATTTTGTTAACTTATCGGCAGCTAATATCCTATTAGACGCTGACTCTAAAAACTTATACTTTGCTCCGGGATACCAAGAGGATAAAGCTTTAACTGTAGTTATAAGTGAAAGTAAGGTTTATACTTTAGGAAAAGCAGTAGCTGATACAACGACTATGAGCGAAGAAGCAATACTAAATACAAGTAAAGCTTTAGCTGATTCTCCTACATTAAGTGAAGTTTTTTCTAGAGTAGTTGCTTATTCTAGAGATTTTACTGAAACACCCACTATAACAGAGTCCTTAGGGTATCTTTTAGGTAAAGCACTCGCTGAAACTCCAACAATTAGTGAAACTCATGCTACAAACTTCGGTAAACCCCTGTCAGATTCGGCCAATATCGGTGAAAATTACGTTAGTGATTTTGGTACAAATCCTTCTGATACTGTAACAATGAGTGAGAGTTACTCAGATGTAGTAACTTTTGTTCGTGCGTTTGCTGATGGTTATGCTTTAGATGATACTGCAAGTGCAAGTGATGACCTAGCTACAGAGTCTGGAGTGAATAAAAACAACCTTGTGAACGTTTCTGAGACTTTAAATTTTATTCTTAACTTAGGGCCAACTGACTCATTCACTGTAGCAGAAGCATTAGCGATAAGTTTTGACACAACGGCTAGTGATAGTGCTACAATATCCGAGTCTATACAGGTGGCATTAATTTTAGGTGTTTCTAGTGTTCTTAACACTGGCCCATTAAACACTTATGTATTGAACAGTTAAATTTAATTGAGGAATATTCATGATAAATGATGGTTTAAAACTTAAGGGTAAATTAGCTATTTCTCTTAATGGTAAAATCGTACAAGAAGTTGATAACTTAGTTGTGACTGCTGGTAAGGGTTATGTCGCTTCTCGTATAAAAGACGCTAGTGCAACTGCTATGTCACACATGGCTATTGGATCTGGAAGTACTGCCGCTGCTGCGAGTGATACTGCTCTAGGTTCACAGTTAGGTAGAGTAGCTCTTACAAGTACAACCGTTTCTAACGCTGTAGTTACTTACGTAGCTAGTTTTCCAGCAGGAACTGGTACTGGTGCTGTGACCGAAGCTGGTATTTTAAATGCTAGTTCTGGTGGTACTTTACTATGTAGAACAGTTTTTTCAGTTGTAAACAAAGGCGCATCAGACAGTATGACAGTCACTTGGACAGTGACAGTTAGTTAAGCTAAGGAGGTTTCGCTGTGGGAATTGTTTTTAAGAACAATGCCAAGACTACACTATCAAGTGCAGTTAACAACTCTACTACTACGATTCCGGTTACGGATGGTAGTGTATTTCCCGTAGCAGATTTAGCAGGAGCAGGAACTTTTTTTCTATTAACCCTAGAAGAGGATGGTAATTCACCTGCTATCGAAATAGTAAAAGTTACCACCTGTTCGGGAGCTTCGGGCAATATAAATTTAACTGTAGTTCGAGCTCAAGAAGGCACTTCTGCAACAGCTTTTGATTCGGGAGATAAAGCAGAGTTAAGATTTACTTCTGGTACGATCGATCACATCCGAAGTGACAACACCGTTTATACTAATATCTTTACTACCGCTAATGCTTCAACCACCGCATTTACTCTAAATCAAGCGGTTACTGATGAAAATGATTTAGTAGTTTTTATTGATGGTGTTTTTCAAGCTCACAATACTTACACAGTATCTGGTACTACTTTAACTTTAGCAACAGCTCCTGCTTCTGGTAGGGTTGTTACTGCTTATTCTATTAAAGGTTTACGTAGTGCTACTAATGTAGCGATTGCTACTATGACTGGAGATAACAGTGACACTACTTTAACTTTACCTATCGAACCTGTTAATGAAAACAGCGTGCAGGTATTTTTTGATGGTGTCTATCAGAATAAATCTACTTTTAGTGTTTCAGGTACTACTTTAACTTTTAGCACGGCACCACCGACTGGGGTAGAAGTTGAAGCTATTTTACTTACTCAAACTAACATAGATACTGCAGCCATCCTTAAAGATGCAGACGGTGATACTAAGGTACAAGTAGAAGAAAGTTCTGATGAAGATACTATTAGAATGGATATTGCTGGTACTGAGGTACTAACATTAACTAATAGTGCTATGACACTAAAAGGTTCTGGACCAGTTTTTACAATAGGAGATGGCGATGCAGAAGATATTAAGATTATTTTTGATGGCAACACACAAGATTTTTATATAGGTTTAGATGATTCTGCTGACAGCCTTACGCTTGGTAGAGGTACATCAGTAGGTGCAAGTAAAGCTATTGTTATAGATGCTACAGGTAAAGTTGGTATTAACGTAACGCCAACATCTGCTTTAGATTTAGAAATTGAAACAGATAAAAGAATTACCTTTGCAGGTAATATTGGTGAAATTGGAGATGTTGCAGGTTTTCAATCTATCAATAGTGCTGGAAGTGCATTAGGTGCATTCGGTATAAGAGCAGATGATATAAGGTTTGCTACAGGTTCTTCAGAAAGAATGAGAATCGATTCTTCTGGTGCATTATTAATAGGAACTACCAACAATTCAATAACTGCTGATGTTGGTGTAAAAATAAGATCAGACAGTAGCACCGCACCATATATGGGATTTGTCTTAAACACGTCTAGTTCAGCACATGGTAATTATTTTCATTACAATCTTAACTCAACTTTTAATGGTTACAGATTTTATGTTTTTAATAATGGTGGTATTGCTAATTATTCAGCAAACAATTCTAATCTTTCAGATGAAAGAGTAAAAAGTAACATAGAAGTTTCAGGCAACTATCTTCAAAAAATTTGCGATATACCTGTTAAATATTTTAACTATAAAGATGAACCAGAAGATAAAGAAAGAAGTTTAGGAGTTATAGCTCAAGATGTGGAAGCTATTGCACCAGAATTAGTTAATAATGAAGGGTTTGGTGAGACTCCTGAAGATGGCGTACCTTTAAAAACAGTTTATACAACAGATATGATGTATGCTCTTATGAAAGCAATCCAAGAACAACAAACTATAATAGATGATCTAAAAACTAGAATAGAGGTCTTAGAAGAATGACAACTAAAATACCTATAGAACTGTCAAGTACGCCAAGTATTGTTGATAATGGCGATGCTACTGCTATTACTATAGATAGTAGTGAAAATGTTGGAATTGGAACTTCTAGTCCAAATAGAAGATTAACAGTTTTTAAATCAAGTTCTCCTGTATTAAATATAAAAAACTCAGATGCAGATTTGCATTTAGAACAAGCAGGACAAAATTCTTACATTGGTAATTCTTCAACATCTGGATTTTTACAACTTTTCACTAATAATGGTAATGCCACTGTAAATATGTTGGCTAATGGAAATGTTGGTATTGGAACTACAAGTCCAGCTTCAAAACTTCATATTAAAGTTGGTACTGATAATAATTTAGAAATAGAAGAAACAAGCGGAGATTTAAGGTTACTAGCTATTAATGATGCAAGAAATGCAAATGTAAAAATGGAGTTTGCAGCTTCGACTTATGAGTTCCTAACTGGTTATGTTGGTATAAATACTTCAAGTCCTTCTGCAAGATTAGAAGCTCAAGAAACCACAGGAACTGTATTTGCAGGCCGATTTTTTCATGGTTCTAATCCTAATAGCAGTCCACCACAAGGTGTGCGAATAGATTTTGGACACACTCCAAATAACGGAACTTCAGAATTTTTAAAATGCAGAGATAGTTTAAATAGTTCGGCTGTTAATCGAGCTGTAATAATGTCAAATGGTGGTATTGGTAATTACACTACTAATGACTTTAATTATTCTGATGAAAGAATGAAGAAAGACATAAGTAATGCAACAGCACAATTAGACAATCTAAAAAAATTACAATTAAAAACTTTTCGCTACAAAGAACAAGAAGCTAATGAGCCTACAAATTTAGGTGTAGTTGCACAAGATATTCAAACAGATTTTCCAGCCCTTGTGACTGAGCAAGGAGAAGGAGATGAAGCAAGGTTAGGAGTTAAAGAGCAACAAATTATGTGGATGGCAGTAAAAGCAATCCAAGAATTATCAGCAAAAATAGAAGAATTAGAAGGTAAAATAGAATAATGGCAATCACAAAAGTATCAAGAGGTTTATTAGACACAGGAGTTTCTGACAGTTCTGATGCTACAGCTATAACTATTGACAGTAGCGAGAATGTTGGAATTGGAACGACTTCAGGAGATGTTAGAAGTGATGGAAATGCTAATAGAACCTATGTAAGTATTATTGGTAATGCTAACAGAGGAGTATTAAATCTTGGTTCAACAGCTTCTGCTGGTGCTGACGGTGGAAAACTAACTTTTGTTAATGGTACTAATGCAGTCGGAGAAATATATGTAGACCCTGACTCAGGAAGTCAAACTAATGGTTTTATGGTTTTTAGCACAAGTAATTCAGAAAGAATGAGAATTGATTCTTCTGGTAGAGTTGGAATTGGTACTACAAGTCCTGGTTATCTTCTTCATGTTAATGACTCTGCATCAGGGGGAACTTCATTTCAATTTCAAGGAAACGGGCCTAATTTATATACTGCCATGACGAATACAAGTGCAACAAGTTTTATAGGTGTTAATGGAACTCAATGGGAGTTTTATTGTGGGGGAACTCTTAAATTTCAAATAAATACAACTAATGGGGGTCAGACAGTTTCTGACCAAAAATTTAAAAAAGATATAGAAGATATATCTTACGGCTTAGATACTGTTAAAGCACTACAACCTAGAAAGTTTAAATGGAAAGAAAATGACGAGAGTACGATTGGTTTTATTGCACAAGAAGTAAAACCTGTTATAAGTGAAATTATTACTGAACCCCTTCAATCTCCAGAAGGTTTAGAAAATGGAATGACTTTAAACTATTCAGCTTTGACTGCTGTATTAACAAAAGCAATCCAAGAACAACAAGAACAGATTGAAGCCTTACAATCTGAAATTAACACTCTTAAAGGAGGTGAATAAAATGGCAATTAACTATACATGGGATGTCAAAACTGTAGACGTTAAAGAAATAGACGGCAAAGCTGATACTGTCTTTAATGTCCACTGGAGACTTACTGGAACTGATGATACTAATACTGTTAAAGATTGGCAAGGTAATGATGTTACTGCTACTGCTACAGTATACAGTGTGCAATCTTTAGATACTTCTGACTTATCAGACTTTACAGCTTTTTCAGATTTAACGGCAAGTGATGTAGAAGGTTGGGTTGAAGCAGCTATGGGCGAAGAAGAAGTTCAAGCTAAAAAAGATAGTCTTGATGCAACTATAGCTGAGTTAGTAAATCCAGTAGTTCAAACAAAAACTATAGGTGGCTAATATGGCAGATAAAATTAGTTTAGATGGTAAGGATTACTACATAGACGAGATGTCTGATGAACAAAAATACTTAATATCTTTAGTTCAAGAGCAACAAATAAAAATTTCTCAAGCTAAAAAAGATATAGACGTAGCAACTGCTGCTAATCAAGTATTAGTAGAACAACTCAAAGGTTCTTTAGAAGAAGAAAAGGTAGAAACTAAAGAAATAGCGTAATGTGGAAGTATTTTAGTGAAGATGAACTTAAATGCAAACACACGGGTATTTGTAAAATGGACCCAGAGTTCATGGAAACTCTTGAAAAAATACGTGAAGAAGTAGGAATTCCGTTTATAATAACAAGTGCCTATAGGGATCCAACGCATCCTATAGAAGCAAAAAAATCACAACCAGGAGCCCACGCAAGTGGCAAGGCTGTAGATATACTTATACGAGGCGCGGACGCCTTAAAGTGTATAGAAGTAGCGTTAAAACACGGTGTAACCGGGCTTGGTGTGAAACAACATGGCGACTCTAGATTCATACATTTAGATACTTTAGAAGCTACTAACACCAGACCAAGACCTTGGGTTTGGAGTTATGAGTGAGAAACACGAACAAAGACTAGAAAAAATAGAAGAAAAACTAGACCGACTAGCAGATGCAGTCGTGTCTATTGCTCGTATTGAAGAACGAGTAGCTACCGTATTAAGGCAAAACGATAGGTTCTTTATTAGAATGGATAAGATAGAACAACGTCTAGATGATGTAGAGTCACAATCCAATGTCAATTCTAATACAGGACGATTCATAGAGAGATTTATGTGGATTGTTGTAGCCGCAGGAATAGGATTATTAGTATATTTTTTACGCACATAGGAGGTATTTATGGCGGATCCAATAACAAGTTCAGTAATAGGTATAGCTGACAAAGTCTTAGGTAAGTTTGTTGCAGACAAAAACCTAAAAATGAAACTTGAGCATGAACTCAAGACACAATTACAAACAGCTAATCTTTCACAGATTGAAGTAAATAAAATCGAAGCAGCCAGTAAAAACTGGTTTGTTGCTGGTTGGCGTCCATCTGTAGGTTGGGGTTGTTCAGTTGCAATGATGGTGCATTTTATTATCTTACCTGTAGGTGAGTGGATTGCTGCGCTAGCTGGTGTAAAAGTAGATATGCCGGAGTTTGATTTTACTCAGTTATCTACCATACTTATGGCGATGCTTGGAATGGCAGGACTCAGGACTTTTGAAAAACAAAAGAAAGTAGCTAGAGGGGATGACTAATATATGGCTTACTTTAAGCTAAGAAATTTTAATGGTATTGCACCGCAAGTCTCTCCTAGATTATTAGGCGAAGGTTTAGGGCAAACTGCAAACAACACAGACCTAGATCGTGGTGTATTGACACCAATCACTAGCAATAGCACAGTAGCTACATTAAATGCAGCAGCTAGGGCTGGTTTATATAGGTATGATTTTGGTGGTCAAACTTATAATTTAGAATTTACTAACGCTGTAGATGTACAACCGGGACCAATCGCAGATGATGCTTTTGACCGTTTGTATTGGACTGGAGCTGGGTTTCCACAAATGGGTAGTTCTACACAACTACTTGCTTCTGGTTCCGGTGCTTACCCAAGAAGTTTTTTCAGACTAGGCATACCTGCACCAACTAGTGCTGCAAGTACAAGTATAACTTCTGGTAGTGATGATGGTACGCAAACGCAATACAGTACATCTTATGTATATACTTTTGTATCTGCATTTGGTGAAGAGGGCCCACCATCGCCGGCGTCTACGGTATTAACAAAAGTAGATGGGCAGACTGTAACTATCTCTGGCATGGACACTGCTACTTCTAAAAGTAATACTAACTTAGCTAATAAACGTATCTACCGTTCTAACACTGGTTCTAACACCACGAATTTTCAGTTTGTAAAAGAAGTTACTTTGGCTACGGCAAGTACAACTGATAATCTAAACAATGATGCTTTGGCTGAGATAATACCTTCTACCTATTGGATTGCCCCACCAGACGATGACACTAGTACTTACCCTAACGGACAGATGTTAGGTTTGACTGCTATGGCAAATGGTATCTTTGCTGGGTTTAGTGGTAAAAGAATTTGTTTTTCAGAACCTTTTTTACCACATGCTTGGCCGGTAGCATACCGTATAACACTTGAAGAAGAGATTGTTAGTATGGTTATGGCAGGACAAGTGTTATTTATTGCTACTAAAGGTACCCCTTATATAGCCGCTGGTACAGACCCACAATCTATGAGTGTGGTACGTATGGAAGCAGCACAAGCATGTTTGAATAAAGAGTCACTTGTAGATATGGGGGACTTAGCTATTTATGCTTCACCTGATGGTTTAGTGGGTGCTTCGGGTAGTGATATTGCAGTATTAACCCAAGGGATAGTTACACCTAAACAATGGCAGGCACAGTTCTATCCCTCTACAATTAAGGGTTTTCTGTGGCAAGGTAAATATATAGGACAATATTACACTGGCTCTGCCTATGGCGCTTTTCTGTTTGACCCCCGTGGTGGTAAAAACGCTTTTACCACAATTAGTTCAATAGCTACAGGTCATGCACAAGGTGGTTTTACTGACCCTGATGACAATGAACTGTACCTTATTGACTATGATTCCGGTGGTGGTAATGCTCAAGTAGAACTTTTTCAAGGTAGCGCTACAAATACTACGCAAACATTTAAAACAGCCGAATTTGTTTTACCTAGACCTACTAGTATGAACTTTGTAAAAGTAGAAGCCGAAGCATATTCTGGTTCTGGTATTACAGTAAAAGTATTTGGTGATGGTACAGAAATATTTGACGCTACAATTACAGCCTCTGGGTCCGTGTTTAGTGCAACAGGTTCTGCACCTACCTCTTTTAGTGCAACAACAATTATGGAACCAATTCTAAGGCTACCTACTGGAGTACACAAAGTATATGAAGTAGAAGTATCAGGTGCGCATACTATAAATGAAGTCTGTATTGGAGAGTCTATAGATGAATTGAGGGCTATCTAATGGCTACTGATAAAACTAAATTACCTGCAATACCACCAATACCCTCTAATGCTGATCCACAACTAAAAACATATTTGGCTGCAGTTGATGAGGCACTAAAAGTACGTCTTGGTAGAACAGGTGACCCAAAAGATAGAGCGGTAACTGTACGAGAACTTATTGATGCTGGTCTAGCTGAAAACTTTTTAGAAAACCCTTTTAACCCAAATGCGGGCACACCAGATAATACTTTTGTACCCACTAACACTATAGAACTTACAGTACCGCCAGATGTTACTGGGTTTTCAGGTGCCGGCGCATTCCAAAAAATTATTCTTTCTTGGGATTTAGCTCAATTTCCTAACTTTGCTTTTACTGAGATATGGCGTCATACGAGTAATTCTATTGGAGATGCAACACGAATAGATACTACTCGAGCTCAGGTATATGCGGATACTGTAGATGCAGGTGCAAACTTTTATTATTGGGTTAGACATGTATCTACCTCTAATATTGTTGGTCAGTTTACTAGCGGTATTAACGTAACTACTTCTAAAGTTTCTAGCTCAAACGTTACTGATTTTTTTACTGCTGACTCTATAACTGCAGCTTCTGGTGTCATTGCTGACGCAACAATAGGCACGGCTGAAATAGCTAATTCTGCTATAACTACGGCAAAAATAGATAATGCAGCAATAACTAATGCAAAAATAGATAATGCCGCTATTACTTCGGCAAAACTTGGTTCTGCAGCAGTAGAGACACTTAAAATAGCTGACCAAGCTGTTTTTGTTGAAGAAGTTGCAGTTTTAGCTAGTGACATCAATTTACAAGAAGTTGGACCAAGTGGTAGTTATACAACGATATTAACTAAATCTATAACTCTTTCTAATACGACATCAAATTCATCAATAATTATTAATGGATTATTAGAAGCAGAAGAAATTTGTAATAAATTTCGCATACTTAGAGTTAGAATTAGAAGAGGTTCAACAGTTTTAGCAGAATATGAAAGTAATATTTTTGGCGGGGTATTTTTTCAAGGTATAGCGCCTTTTAATATTTTTCCTGTATTTTTAGTAGATACAGCTAACGATGGCACAACTACTTACACGTTAGAAGCTAAAGATGCATCAACTCCGGGTACGCCAACATCAGGTAATACTATAAAAATACATCTAGGCACAACAACATTTAGTATTGGGGGTGCAAAACGATGAAAAGATATCTGGTTTATGATAAAGAATCTGGAAAAATACTTACTGCTTTACAAACAGCAAATGACCCCCAAGTAGATATACCTGATGGATGTGATTATATAGAAAGTGAAGAAAATTTTATAAATAAAAAAATTGATATTGTGAATAAAAAAGTTATAGAAGATACAAGCACTATAGAAAAAGCTATCTCAACAAAAGATGTAATAAGAAGGGAAAGAAATTATATATTACTGACTACTGATTGGACACAAATGCCTGATGCACCTTTATCAAATTCTAAAAAAACAGAATGGGCAACTTATAGAACACAGTTAAGAAACTTACCAAGTAATTATACTAATGATGATGACATCACTGATGTTACTTGGCCTACAAAACCATCATGATTTTATACACCGAAGAACAATTAGAAATAGCGTATACTGAGTATCGAAAACTGCATATGAGAAACAATGTGCCGTTTCTTAAAAAAGAAGACTTTAGAGTATTATTTGAATTCCTTATGGAGAGTACTACATTAGAATATGTATGATATGACTATGTTTGAGATTACGTTAAACGATTTTTATGTTGAATTTATAGGGTTTGTACTAACCCTGTTAGTAGGTTTAGCTGTTAAAGACTGGGCGGTGGGCTTTGTAAAAGGCGCTACCTTCCGTCTAACATCTTCATTTAAAGAAGGTGATAAAGTAATTTTAGACGGTGATACCGCACTTATTATAAAAGTAGGGTTTTCACAAACAGTATTTGGGGTGTACAACGATGACGGTTACACGTGGCGTTACATATCAAATCAAAAGATTGATGCATTAAAGCTAGAGAAGATTGTAGACTCTGAACTACATGCTGATACAGCTGAGGAGAAAGCACAAAAACTTAGGTCTTTTTTGAAAGACGACGATAATGAGGTAAAATAAACTTTTAAGTGAGGTAAATATGAGTGCAACTAGAATGATGAAAGACAAAGGTAAAGGTAATATTGGGGACATGAAAACCCAAGAGAAAAGACTTGAACCTAGAGGTAGTGGTAATAGTGCTAACGACTTTCCAGATTTAACTGGTGACAATAAAGTTACTATGGCTGATATTTTAAAAGGTAGAGGAGTAGACATTGCCTAGAACTAGAAAGAAAACCTCTATGAAGGTTAAAAAGAAAGCTTTGACTAAACGTCAAGAAGCTACTATGAAACGTCACAGTAAACATCATACAAATAAACATATGAAGTATATGAAACGTAGAATGCTTATGGGTGATACTTTTACACAAGCTCATAAAAAGGCAAAGAAACAGGTAGGTGATTGATGCCAGCAAAAAAAAGAAAAACAACTAAGAAAAAAAGTGGTGCTAAGCCAACTAATCCAGCTTTATATGCTAGAGTAAAAGCTGAAGCTAAACGTAAATTTAAAGTATATCCTAGTGCCTATGCTAACGGTTGGTTAGTTCGTACGTACAAGAAACGTGGTGGCGGTTACAGGTAATGGCTAACACGAAACCCAAAGGAGGCTTAACAGCTTGGTTTGGTAAAGGTAAAAAAGGTGACTGGGTGGACATTGGTGCACCTAAGAAAAAGGGTAGGTATCAAGCTTGCGGTCGTAAATCGGCTAAAAAAAGCAAACGTGCATACCCGAAATGCGTACCACGGTCTAAGGCCCGTAGTATGACAGCTGCTCAAAGACGTAGTGCGGTAGCACGTAAACGTAAAGCAGGCAACCCGGGCGGTAAACCCACAAATGTAAAAACTATAGTAAAAAGGAAAAGACGTGGCACAAAGAAAAAGAAGTAAAATGCCTGCTAGGAACAAGAAGAACTTCCGTTCTACGAAGTCTGGTGCGGGTATGACTCGTGCAGGTGTGAAAGCCTACAGACGTATGAATCCTGGCTCTAAGTTAAAAACTGCTGTTACTGGTAAAGTAAAGAAAGGTAGTAAAGCTGCGAAAAGGCGTAAATCATTTTGCGCACGTTCTGCAGGACAAATGAAGAAGTTTCCAAAAGCTGCGAAGAATCCTAACTCTAGGTTAAGACAAGCACGTAGACGTTGGAAATGTTAATGTATTACAAACACATGGATCTAGATCCTGTATTTGTGTAAAATGAGATTATTATGGCAACTAGAAGACAGAGAAGACTTAGAAGGTCTAATATTAAAAACCAAGTTACTGGCGAAGTAACAAAGGTTCAAAATACAAGACTTGAAGCTTTTAAAAAGAAACATGGGCGTGGTCCTGCTACTGACTCTGAAATAGATCAAGTTTATGGTAGAGGTGCTGCTGACAAAGCGTATGGCGACGCCATGAAGAAAAGGAAAAAAAGGTAAATACTATGGGTAACAGAGTAAAGAAAACAAAAGGCATTTCTAATATAAATGGTATGAAAGTACAAGATACTCAACTTATACCATACCCGACTCAAAAAATGGGGCCATCTATAACATTATATAGAAAACCTAAACCTAAACCTAAACCTAAACCTTACGGAATGTATAAGGGCCCAATAAAACAGAATAAACCTATTCCTTACGGAATGAAGCGCCCCAACAAATGACAAACGGAACTAGAGAAAAAATTAAAAAAGGCACACTTAACATTAAAAATACTGTTACGGGTGAGAAGACTAGAGTTAACAACTCAAGAATGCAAAACACGTATTTGTCTGGTGGTGCTAAAGTACATGCTGATAATGAAGGTCTACATGACTATAAAGTTTCAGGGCGTGTAGGACAAGGGGATAAAAGTATTTCATTTGAAAAAACAAAAAGGGATGCAAGAATTTCTGTTGATAAAGGAAGACATTCAGTTAGTATAGGAAAGTCTCCATATGGTGGTAAGTTAAAAGGAGATGAAACTAAAATTGAATATAGGTATAAATTAGGAAAATGATAAATAGACCTGTAAACCACAAAGAACCACACACATACAAAGACTTGTGCACTAAGAAGTATTCTACAGTTCCGAATCACGATGGTTCTGTACCCGGTGAAAAACAATCTATATTTGTTGACACCAAATCACATCGTAAATTTAAAAACACTAAAGCGGAGTATTAATGTACGGTAAAAAGAAACCTATGAAGAAAAAAGGCATGACTAAGAAAGCCAAGCCTATGAGAATGAAAAGAAAGAAAGGCGGTTATTAAGCTTTTCCTGCTTTTTTATTTCTTTTAAAAGATCTATTTTGACTTTTATGTTGAACCGTTAAGTTTGACGGATCACTATTCATTGGATTGCCATCTTTATGGTGTATATCAAAACCACTACCTTTTGTAACACGCCCATCTCTTAGAGCTTGTCTACGTACTTTATTACGCATAGCACGCCTTTTCTTTTGTTCAGGCGTTCCTTGATAACGAGCGTATTCTTGTTTGTAATTTCTAGACATTAATATTGAGTTGAAGGGTCTTCTTTTGCAGGTCTATTTGCAACAGCTTTAGGCACAGGTCGGGCATTACCGCGAAGTTGTTTTATTTGATAACCCGCAGCAGCATTACGTAAATTAATAAGTTTTCTTACTAATTCATCCGCATTAAACCAGAAGGTTGAATCGGCTTCAAAGTCATATCGTCCACAACCTTTACACCTTTTATCACCAAACTGGCGTACTGTACACCACCCAATACAAGGTGAGTCAGCTAAGCTATTACACTCTCCTGTTAAACTAGAGAGGTTTTTACCACTCATAAGTGCTATTTTACACATAAATTCTCTAATTTGGCTACAAATTCTGAGATACTCATAGCTTCTGTCATGAACTGCGATTTAGTAATATTGTTTACATTATCAAAATCTTGAGTCATAAAGACCGAATTACCTATACCGAGAGCAGCGAAACACGGCACACCTTCTTCTTTACGTGCTTTAAGCCAGGCACACTGTTGCGGTGTTAAATTAAAACAAATAGATGTTCCGTCTTTTTTGGGTAATTCTTTTTTATATTTATACTCTACAAAACAAAGCCCGGCATTGCCTGAATAGAAACAATCTGGTACGCCGCCGTGGTAAGCGTCGTTAATTTTCCATTTGTAGATAGTGGAAGGAAGTTTTTTGTGTACTTTATTTATAAAGTGACGTTCTTGCATACATTACACCGGATCGTGGCCGTATGTAATATATTGTAGCACATACGACGACGCATCTTGTCGCCGTATGTACATCACTTTTAGGAGTCGGTTGGACCTAAGTTAAGCTTTGAGTATACTTCTTTAGCATACTCATAGTCTTCTTCAGTTACCCAACCTTGGTTTTCTGCATTCAAGTTATAGAACTTTTGTGCAGCCCTGTTTTGTGTTTGTAGAGAACTTAGTTTCCACAAAGCACTGAATCTATCGCCTCCTAGCTGTCCAATTTGAGTGTTCCACTCTCGTGAAACTCTTAGTTTGGATGAAGCAAAGTCCATAAGAAAAGGAGTTTTAAGTAACTCACCTGTCTCTGGATCTTTACGAAGTAATAGATGTGATTGAGTTTGAATGATCTCATGATCTTCAGCTTTCAATCCTTCTTTTGCAAGATGGTCGAGGGCTGCTGATTGACTTGTATAAGTACCAATCAACCCACCACCGCTCTCACGTTTTCTCCAAAGAACAAAGTCTTCTTTAAAATGTACGTTAATAACGTATAGCTCCGTGCCATAGTTTTCGTTAGTAACACTATTTATAAAGTCTCCCGGTTTAGCACCGTCAATGTACGCGTCATGGTTAGGATCCACTTCGCTGTTCATTTGTTGGAGTAACTTTACTCTTGGGGTTTGTAAATGCTCGGCAGTGACATTTTCATTACCAAGCCCTGACGCTTCTTTGACGTGCGCTGGCACGTTGCTAGAAACTAGTGATATAGCTGTTTCGCTCATTGTTCACCTTTCTTTTTTCGTGTTTAAATTTACTTACTTCGGTAATTAACTTTAGTAA